TATCCATCTAGCTTATCTTTTCGATAAGGGGGCAGGGGCTTACGCCTGCACTGCCAACCCTTGTTGGTTGCCGTCTGTAAGCCCCAGGGCGTAAAGAACGCCCATCCTCTCAGAATAGCGAGAGGACCCAACGGTGTTTAAGTGTTACGGCACCGTGCCGTGCAGAGCGCTCAAGATGGCGCACATCGATCGACCGAGGGTACACACTCGTGTAGTCCCCGGACGCGATGGACATCCATCTACGTCGAGCATCTGCTTGATCGGCCCGCTCATTTGGAACGGGCGAACTAGCAAGACACTTCGCAAGCGCAGCGTATCCATCTAGCTTATCTTTTCGATAAACTGGACTTGGTACATATGCCTTAATTTCGAGGCACTGTAAATCATCATTCCACCGTGAGGCGGAGCGATAACCCAAGTACGAGATACGACCTAAGGCCGGGCTATTTCCAGCTACATAGGGAATATTCCCAAGTAGACGTTCAAGTCTTTTAAACATGAACGTGGTGGTACGCCAGTAACCCTTCAAATAGAAGAGATTAGCTGTCGCGACCCAAGAAATTAACCGATCGGCTTGCTGCCTGTTCTCGGGACACAATTGACGTAAATATGTAGGTGTAACCTCATACCCGTCAAAAGCGTCTACGCCACAAGATTCTCTAAAGCTTCCGCGATAGAAAGTCTTGGCGTTATTCACCTTGCAATTGTATTTTCGCAGGTGGTCCAGAACAGATACCGCATACGCTGCGGGAACGACGATGTCGTCCCCGTACACGTAAAGCCCCCTCGAAACATTAAAAATGTTTCGTGGACTTACAGGAAGGTTCTGAATCTCTAGGAGAGCCATTACACATATTGTGTAAAAATACATGGCTTCCACAGGGAAACAGAGAGCACTACCCATTGACGCGAATTTCCGGAGCGGTCCAACAATGGAACCGTCCGGAAGCTCAGCGTTGCTCGTCCTACATGCCTCAATCGCATCCTGAAGATCAGGATTTGAACGAAACATCATCAGTGAAAGTGAAAGCGGAACGCGATCACTAGCATCTGAGAGATCAATCGTTGCTAATTGACCTGTAGATGAAGAGCTCATAGCGAGCTTCTGATTAACTGATTGGTCAGCAAAATTAATGTGACCTCTAGTTAACCAATAGGACTCGATCTTGCGATAAAGCAAGTCTCGAATCCCTTGTTGCACAAATTGTTGGCAACAAGGCTCTATTGCTATGATTCGGGGACCTTTGAGCGTTTTCGGAACGGGAGTAACCTTAACAGGTTGCTCAGCGCTCTGTGGTATGATCGATACCATTTCGAGTTCCTTCGCAAGTTCCGGTAATCCAGTAGGATAACCGTTACCGAGCAAAGGGAAATAAGACTCGAGACGATCGTGCCACCTCTGCCACCGATACTTCTGATTTCCAGAAATACGGTCTGCAGTAGCTCCCGGACCATGCTTAGGCTGACATTCGGAAAGCTCACAAGAGCTAACCAAATTATGCCACAGCATATCAGAAACAGCCAAAAACTTGGATGTTTCTGACTCTGGGATTGAAAACTGGTCAAAGGACAGCTCAATTTC